ATTAAATTTTGACAGCCTCTTTACTGAAATTTTGGGTAGTCTTATTGTATATTTATTGGCTGAGGATAATCTGGTAATAATTAAGTAATTATGATCAACAAGCTGTTTTTTTGCCTTTTGTAAAGTATTGGTTGAAATGCCTAATTTTTGACACAAATTGGAGTTTCTAAGCTTTCTATAATCCTCTGACAAACTCTTAATATAACACCAAAGCACCTTAGCCTCATTGCCTAGCCTCTCATCATAAAAGAGAGCATTTGGGATCATTACAAAGCCTTTTTTCATATTTCTTTCTGATTTGCTTGTATGTCAAAATTTAAGTAATCACAAGAGAACATTAAGCGAACAAAAATAATATATACAAAGGGTGGACAAGCACAGAGGATTATGTTACTGATTCGTATGTTTAACAAAAAAAGAAAAGGAGCAAGATGAACAATCAATTAAATAAGCTAGTAGATTGGTTAAATAACAACTACTGCAAAACTGACAGAGATTATAAATATATGATTAAAGTCGGTAAGAAATATTTTAAAATTATTTCTAAAGATCAAATAGGCACCTCTGAAAGTGTTTATGCTTTTATTGATTTAGATGGAAATATTTTAAAACCTAACTCATATAAATCACCACATAAAACACCAAGAGGCTCAATCTATAAAGAAGATGATTGGTCTAAGGTTTGTTATAAGCATGGTGTAAAATATATTAATGGATTTGCTAACTTTTAGATTTATGAAAAATATATTTAGTAAATTATTTTTTAAACTTGATAAATACTTAACCGATGATTTTGCAATCATGCTTTGCTTATTGACTTTGTTTATAGTCTTAGGTAAGGCTGCGATTGCAGTATTATCATTATATATAGGATGAAGGGGGAATAATGAAGTGTTTAGATTGTGGTTGTGTTGAAGGTACATTGTTAAAAGAATTTGACAATGAGAAGAATTATAGTTGGTATGAGCTATCAGAAATGACCGAAGTTTGTGCTAGTTGTGGAAGTGAAAATATAAAACAGGATAAGGGGGAAGAATGAAACCATTTATAAAAATTAGAAAAGTTATTGATTATAATAAATATTGTTTAATTACATTTAAAGATTATTATTTTCATACATTTAATAAAAAATATGGTTATGTTTTATATGGTTATAATTCTTTAAATACAAAAAATGATTTTGCTTTTTGGTTTAAAACTAAAAAAGAAGCTATTAATAAACTAAAAAAGGGGGAATAATGAAAAAATTTGAATATCCGAATGATCTTTGGACTACAATTACAGATGAAAATAATAAATTAATAGATATTAATTTATTTAGTGATGGTAAAGATAAATACTTTGCTATCTATGAAAGAGAAAATCCAAAACAAATGGAATTTAATAATTGTGTAGCACACTTTAAATTAAAGGGGGAATAATGGCTGAACAAAAGGAAGAACACTTTGAGGTGCAAGATAAAAACAAACAGAAAGCTTTTGAAGATCAAAAGGAAATGAGGAAAGAATGCTCTGATTATATACTTAATTGCTCTGTTTTTAACTTACAAGCAATATATCAACTAATAAAAGGAATGAAGGGGGAAAAATGAAACTACATGACTCATCAGGTAACAAATTAGATGGTTACACTTGGACAAAGCAGATGATGGCTAGAGATATTAATCCAAAGAAGTTAAGAAAACTTTTTATAAAAAGATATGGTAGAAGAAATGTACCCTTTCTTGAAAGTATACAACGACAATTTGGTTACTGGGAGGAGTTATTACCTTATGAAGAAAGATAAAATAATATCAAAATACAAAGTTTGGAGTCTTTATTATAGAACTGAAATCGTATGGTTTTTAATAGGCTTTGCAGTAGGTGTAATTATATTTTAATGAAAGATAAATATAAACTAACCACAAATGAGCTGCATGAACTTAAAAAACTTACTTTGATTTATATTCTTGATGGCTCAAAAGCTAAGAATGGGGTTTATTGGAATAAATATAAAAATAAAGGGAAAAATCAACAATGTTTGAAGCTATCG